ACTTTGAAAAATACGGTATTCCATACAGCCAACCAGAGGTTGTAGAAGAACCTAAGCCGCAACCAAAACAAGAAGAGAATCAACCAATTCAAGAGGCTGGAAGACCTATGTTTTCTAGGGATACAGAGAAAAGAAAGCAGAAAAGAGTTCTACCAAAGAGTTCCGATACTACCGTGGCTATGCTTTGGGCTATGGACGCTCAGGCAAAAATCTCTGAGGTTTTGTCCCCAATAGCTTTAGCCCACTTTGATAAGAAGAACATCAGAAGCCTCACTAAGTCAGAAGTAGATCAGCTAGAACACCTAAAGCTATGTATTCTTACTGGATTAAAACCATTTATGGAAATTGATGAAGCTGTAATTAAAAATCTATTACAGGCTCAAATAAACCCCCCAAAGGAGTTTACTTCTTTCGCTTCAGAGAAGGTTGAACAGTTTGTTGATACCAACAATAGGCAGCCAAATAGTAATGAGATGAAGATGATTTACTCTACTGTCTTTGCTGAATTGAGCGATTTTTAGCAAGAAAAAACTCATATATTAAAAATTTGTGTATTATCAGACTGGAGGTATTTTTAAAATGGAAATATATAAATCAGAAATAGAAGCCGGTTTATCTGAGCTTCTACAAAATAACAGTGTTGCTTATTGCGCACAAGCTAATCTTCATAAGGGTGACTTAGAGTCCGCTAAGATTTCTATATCTAATGCAGATGTTCTCGAAAAGGTCGTGGCCCAAAATAAAGATCAGATGGATTTATACTATCTTGAGTCTATTCTAGTTTCCACTGGCTGGAACAAAAATGATGACGTTTTTGATTCTGGCGAAACTTGGGCTGCTAGGAATACCCCAGAAGATAAACAATTCAATTTCATGCACAATGAAGATGATATCATTGGTCATATTACCGGCAGTTATATCGTTGACCAAGACGGGAATCGTCTTGAGCAAGAAGAAAAGCCTGATCAATTTGATATTGTTACTCAAGCAGTTCTTTACACTAGCTGGTCTGGTGAAGAAAAGCGTGATCGTATGAATAAAATTATAGCAGAAATCGAAGAAGGTAAGTGGTTCGTCTCTATGGAGTGTTTGTTCCCTGCTTTCGACTACGCTCTGCAATCAGCCGAAGGCGAAACAAAGGTTATAGAAAGAAACGAAGCTTCTGCTTTTCTTACAAAGCATTTAAGAGCTTACGGTGGGGAAGGTACTTACGAAAACTATAGAATTGGCAGATTATTACGAAACTTAGCATTCTCTGGTAAAGGTCTTGTTTCAAAACCTGCTAATCCACGTAGTATTATTTTGGACAAGAGTGAATATTTTGACGAATCAAAATCACAAACGTTAACTATTTCTTCAGTTAAGGAGATGAATATGTCAGATCATGATAAGCAGATCGAAGATTTGCGCGCGGAGCTAGCAGAAGCAAAAGCTGCTAACGAAGCTCTAAAAGAACAGGTTGTTGCAGAGCAGCAAGCTGAAGTTGAAGCAAAGATTGCTTCTCTTGAGGCTACTATCGCTGAACAAGCTGCTACAATCGAAGCTAACACTGCAACCATCGCAGAACAAGCTGAAGCCATTAAGAATGGCGAAAAAGATATGAAAGAAAAGATGGATGAACTTCGCGAAATGAAGAAGAAAGAAGGCATGATGAAGCGCAAGGCACAGCTTGAAGAAGCTGGTCTAGATGCTGAAGAAGCCGCTGCTACTGTCGAATCTTTTGACGGCGTAAACGACGAAGCTTTTGAGGCTGTTGTCGCGGTCATGAAAAGCAAGTATGCCAAGAAGCCAAAAGCGGAAGAGCATGATGACGAAAAAGAAAAAGACGCTAAAGCTGAAATCGAAGAAGAAGTAGACGCAGCGGAAGCTAGCGAAGAAGTTCTTGAAGAAGCAGAGGCTTCGGAAGAAGTTGCTATTTCTGAAGTAGAACCAGAAGTTGATCCAGCAGAGTCGCTCCGCAGTGTTGCAAGCGAATGGATTGGTTCTTTCTTGCAATCAACCCCAAAAAACAAGTAATTTTTTTAACAAGGAGATAAATAATGGCTCTTAAATCAGATAGAAGTGTTCTAGATACTGACATTTCATTCTTCATGAATGAAGCAGCTACCAGAGGCGGTATTGCTTCTGTTAGCACCGGAGGTTCTGGGGCGGCTATGGACCAAGGCGAGGCTTTGGTTACTTATGCTGCTCTTCCATCCGGAAAAGTTCCTGTTGGTCTTTTGCTCAACGATATGGTCAGTATTGACCTTACTCGTCAGCACTTGAACCAGCACAAAGACGAAGTTCAAAAAGGTGGCAAGGTCACTCTTCTTCGTAAAGGTTACGTTGTGACAAACAGCCTAGAAGGAACTAGCCCAAGCGCTGGTGATCCTGCCTACGTTGCTCACAGTGGAAACTTGGCTATCGAAGACCTTTCCAGTGACGATACCGATGCCGATGGTTCGACCAGACTTGTTGGTAGATTCCTTTCTGGCGTAGATCAGGACGGTTATGCTAAAGTTTACATCGACCTTCCTAACACTAACGTATAATTAAATTATAAAGGAGATATTTAACATGTCGATCAAAGAAAGACCATCAGCAGAATTCATTGAACTGCTAAAGCGTTCTGGCGCTTCTGATAAAGCTGTTGCTATCGAAGCACAGCGCGAAATCGCTAAAGCTCTTGAGCTTCCTCTTCGTAAGGGCGTTCTTTTTGGCGATGTTGTTACCTCGATTTTCGAGACAATGCCTCTCGAACCCGGCGCGACTCCAGAGTTCCCATTGGACCTCTTGTCACCCGGAAGCGAAGTCGATCATATTGCTTACACTAATCCCGGAAACGGACGTATTCCTGAGCGTCACGTTGAAGGTGATTACGTCATGGTCAACACCTATGGCGTTTCTAGCTCGATTGACTTCTTGCTCAAGTACGCTCGTGAAGCCAACTGGAATGTTGTTGCTCGCGCGATGCAGGTTCTTGAGTCTTCATTCGTGAAGAAAATCAACGACGACGGCTGGCACACCCTTTTGGCTGCTGCTGTAGACCGTAACATCTTGGTTTACGATGCTGATGCAGCTGCCGGTCAGTTCACTAAGCGTCTTGTAAGCTTGATGAAAACCGTCATGCGTCGTAATGGTGGTGGTAACAGTGTTACCGCTCCCGGTCGTTTGACCGACCTTTACTGCTCGCCAGAAGCTATCGAAGACATCCGCAACTGGGGTGTTGATCAGCTTGACGAAGTTAGCCGTAGAGAAATCTACGTTGCTGGCGACGATGGTCCTGCAATCACCAGAATCTTTGGTGTCAACTTGCACGACTTGTTCGAGTTTGGCGACAATCAAGAGTATCAGTCGTACTTCACTAGTGATCTTGGTGGATCGCTTCAAGGTAGCGACGTTGAACTCGTTATCGGTCTCGACCAAGGTGCTAGCGACAGCTTCGTTATGCCTGTCAAGCGCGAAGTCGAAATCTTTGAAGACGAAACTCTTCACCGTCATCAAAGACAGGGCTACTACGGATTTGCAGAAATGGGCTTTGGTGTCCTCGACAACCGTAGAGTTCTCGCTGGCTCGTTCTAAAACTGAGCTTAACAGAAGAAAATTTGGAAAGCCGTCCCGTTTGGGACGGTTTTCTTTTTATTTTGTGTATAATAAATGACGAGTCACAAAAGGGATAAGCTATGTTTTCTGGTAGTTCTTTCGCGGAGAATGCTTTTTCAGAAATTTCTGTCATTACTAGCGGTATAGTTGGCAGTAGCGATGTTGTTATATTTTTTAATAACTCCTTTTTAGAATTTCCTCTTGAATTAAACACTGAAGCAGAACTAAATCTTGATATAAATACTCAGCAGGATCACTCTTTAGGTGTAAACAAAACATTAGAATTTAATGCGGAGAGATAGATGCCTCTAAAGGTCGCAGACAGGGTAAAGGAGTATACCACTACCAGTGGTATTGGTGGTGTATCTTTTATAGGCCCGTATAATGGCTTTCAGAGATTCGACGACGCTTTAAGTGCTGGTGACACCACATATTACGTTATAGAAGAAAATGATAAATGGGAAGTAGGTATTGGTACTTACGGTTCTCATAATCTAGAAAGAAATACCGTACTCGCAAGTTCTAATAATGGAAATAAAATCACTCTTGGTGGTAGCGGTACTGTATCTATAGTATACCCAGCTTCTCAGGCTGTGTTTAAAGATGATTTTGTATATCTTAGTGGTGTTGTATCTTCAAATCAAGATGAATTAATAGCTCTTTCTGGCTGGACTATCGCCAATGTAGCAGAGCTGTCTAGTGAGATATCTTCTGTTTCTGGTTGGGCGCAGGCTTATGTTGACGAACAGGATCACAACGCTACTGCTGTTTCTGGCTGGGCTGACTCAAAGTTTACTGACTCTGCAAATGACCTGTCCTCTGTTTCTGGCTGGACTCAGGTTGGAATAGATGGTGTTGTTAGCGATCTTGCTAGCGTATCTGGCTGGACTCAGGCTGGTGTAGATTCTGTTGTCTCTGATCTAGCAAATGTTTCTGGTTGGACTCAATCTGGCCTAGATGCCGTGGTTGCCGACCTCTCTGCCACCTCTGGATGGGCTGATGCGAGTATTGGTTCTCTTTCTGGCTGGACTCAGACCGGCCTAGACTCCGCTTCCAGTGACCTAGCCAGCGTGTCCGGTTGGACTCAGGCTGGTGTTGATGCAGTTGTTTCCGATCTTGCTAATGTTTCCGGCTGGACTCAGGTTGGTATTGATTCTGTTGTTTCTGATCTGTCTAGCGTTTCTGGTTGGACCAGTAGTAATTTTACACAAACAAATCTAGATGTTGATTATGTTTCTGGTATTGCTACCTATGCTAGCGGTCAAGCCATACAAAACGAAAGCGACATAGCCGCAGTTTCTGGTTTGATTGGTGTTGCTGACTTTTTGCCGGGAGCTACTGGCGCTTTAATAGATCAAAATACTGACGATATAGCTACCGCTTCTGGCGCATTAAGAAATAGTATCAATACAAATGCCGCAGATATCGTGACCGCATCTGGTGCGCTTCGTGACAGTATAAATGCAAATACGACAGATATCGCCACCGCGTCTGGGGCCTTACGAGACTCAATAAATGAAAACATTCTAGATATAGCGTCTGTATCTGGACTGCTAACACCTAGTGGTGATCACTTCACATTTTCAAATGCCATTTTGACATACTTCAATAGTGCTGGTGGTAGTTTTGATGTTGATCTATCTAGTATAAGTGGTGATGTTTATGCCATGATTGTAGATGGCGCACCAACCACGCTTGATACTCTCAATGAAATTGCTGCCGCTCTTAATGATGACGCAAACATAGCCAATACTTTAACAAGTTTAATATCCAGTACCAGTGGTAATTTACAATCACAAATAACAGACAATGTTAATGATCTATCGTCTACTTCTGGTTATTTTGAAACTAGAGTTGATGATGCCGACGCTGAGATAACAGCTGTTAGCGGCTGGGCTGGCACCCATTCCGACGCTGGCGATACCGCCGTTAGCGGGTGGTCAGAAAGTACATTCTCTACCCTCTTGCAAATGGATTATGTGTCGGGTATTGCGACATATGCCTCTGGCAAGGGTGTTACGGGCAACCCAAGCGGGGTGCTGTATTTCGATAACGCTGGTTCCGCGACCGGCGATCCTTCGTTTACATTTGATGGAGCTAACGTAACTGTTGGTGGCTATATCGACGCTAGCGGCGAAAGAGTCGTAACAAGTCCAGACATACATCATCTTGTTCAGTTGACTCAGGCTGAGTACGACGCCTTAACTCCTGATTCGGCCACTTTTTATATAATTACAGATGCTCCATCTATCTCTGGATATTTTCAGCCTTTGGTGTCTCAGAACGCTACAGACATTGTGGCTGTTTCTGGTATTGCTGCTTATGCGTCTGGTAATACGGTAAATGGAGATCCAAGCGGTATACCATTCTTTGGTGACGATGGCGCAATCACTGGAAATAATACATTAATATATGATGGTCAGAGTATAACTCTTGATGGCACAATATTTGCTACTGGTGAGCGCGTTATAACTAGTGATGAAATATTTCACATTAAACAGCTTACTCAGGCAGAATATGACGCATTAACACCAGACTCCGCTACTTTTTATATCATAACAGACGCCAGTGAAGATGCTGCTGTTTCTGGTTATTTCCAAGGTGAGGTAGATAGTTTAAGTGAAGATATTGTTGCCGTGTCCGGTATTGCTGCATATGCCTCTGGAAATACCATAAGCGGCGAAGCAAGTGGTATACTTTACTTTGATAATACTGGCTCTGTTACTGGTGATAACACTTTAACATATAACGGGGCCGATGTTGCGCTTAGTGGCAATATTATAGCTAGCGGCAAGAGGGTTATAACCAGCGAACAGGTTTACCACATCGAGAAGCTCACGCAGGCAGAATACGACGCTATCACACCTGACGCGGCGACCTTTTATATTATTACTGATCCAGACGTAGAGGGTCCAGTAGTTCAGCCCTATAGAGAGGTTTCTTCTAACACAACTATCTTATCTACAGATTATACTATAAACGCCACAGCTGGTCTCGTCTTGACTTTGCCAACAGCAGTTGGTAACGGTGGTCTTATGTATCACATTAAAAATACAAGTACTGGTAATGTCATTGTTAGCGGTGTAGGTGGCGAAACACTAGATGGACAACTTTCATTTGAGATGAGTACTCAATATCAGTCCATTAAAGTACAGTCAACTAACTCTAACTGGATTATACTATAATGGCAAATTTAAAGTTTGGTAATACTAATATAGGTAAGATATCTATTATTGAACCACCAGAGGTTCCCGTTGTAGAAGACGTTTATCCAACGGGAGAATGGGTTCGTCCTGCGCACTGGTTAGATATGCCAACGATTGGATCTGGAGAGCATAAGGCGGCGTTTTTGTGGGCGATACCCAGCGGTGAAAATTTATTAAGTAATTTTGTTAAGATTAACTGTAGAGGTGCCGACGATCCTAGCACAACAAATACAAATTATTTCTTAACTGATTTTACTGTGGATTGGGGTGATGGAAATTCCGAATATCAAAATCTTCACAATGGTCAAGGCGGTGCGACTGTTGAGCATGTATATGATTTCTCTTCATTAGATCCAGCAACAGAGTTTGAATTTAGGGGGATGAGGTTTAGGCAAACTCTCGTTGTTGTAGATGCTGGTGCGAGCGGTATTTCTAGCTTAAACTGGAGATATATTACCGGCACCCAAAGGCAATATCCAGATTTATATGTTCTAGAATATAATATTAATGCGCCAAGTGGTGAGTACCTCGGTGTTAATCAAGATACCTACAGCGAAAGATTTCCGCTGTTAGAAAAAGCAAGAGTATACGGACCAAAAGTTCGCTATCTAAATAGTATGTTTAGTGAAACACCAAGACTCAAAGAGGTTGAAATACATACTACAAATGAGTTGCATGGCACTAGATCCATGTTTTCTAACTCTGCGCTAGATTACCTTCCAGATTTTGAAACTTCTGGTGTTGAGATGTGTAATGGAATGTTTATTAATTTTAAAAACGTTAAAATTTTCCCTTCGGGTAAATACAACTTTGATAAAGTATACCATAACCCATCTAATAATAGATATAGTGGTTTTAGTTCTATGTTTTCCGGTTCTAATTTTGAAGAGATCCATATAGACGTGCCATCTGGCGACACCGGATACCAGAATATGGCTGCCATGTTTCGGTTTTGCAAAAAACTTAAAAGGATTACCGGAAACTGGGACACATCATTAAACGTGTCATTTAATGAAACTTTTATGAATTCTGACAATCTAGAATTTATGCCCAGAATAGATTTTTCTTCTGTTACAGACATTAGAAGAGGTTTTAACGAAACCCCTAAACTAAAAACCAATATATTCCCAGATGGTCGTGTTTATATGCCGTATCTTAATACTACAGACGGCAGCGCGTTTTCTAACTGTGCGGGAGTAAAGGGGTCTATTTACATAGAGGATATTGGAACCTCTGGATCGCAAAACGGTCGTATGGATGGATTATTTGCTGGTTCCGATGTTCGTAAGGTTGAGTTTTCAGAAAAACCATTATACACATCTCATATTTATGGTTTTAATAGCATGTTCTCTAGTTGTAAGAAACTAGAATATGCCGGTTACATAAATGCTTCTGGATGTGAGCGAACAGGGGCTATTTTTCAACACTGCTACAACCTTAAAAAGTTCGCTGGAATAAACTCTTACAGTTCTACAGACTTTAACAATCTATTTTATTTGTGTTATAATTTAAAAGAAGTTGGGCCTATTGATATGTCGGCAGGAGGCAATGGAAATATATCTGCTCAAAGAATGTTTAACTCTTGCTTCAATCTTGAGAAATTACCAGATTTAGATTTGTCTCGCGTTTGGTACGGGTATCAAATGTTTAACGGTATGCCAGCCTTGTCACAGTCTGGCGCCTGTGATTTTAGCAATATGTTATCTTCCTTAAATTCGTCGTCTCAGGCTGGTCAATTCGGCATTAGGTATGATGTCATTACAGATTTAGTAATTCCCCCAGATGCAAACCTTAATAGCACTTTTGCTGGTAATCCAAATTTAAAAAGGGTTCCTTTTGTTGAGGCGTCTGGCGCTTACACAATGGCAGGATTTTTTAATAACTGCTACAACTTAGAAGTCGGAACTCTTTCTGGTGTAACATCAGACATAGGATACTACAGAACGTGTCTTTCTAGTGGCGCTATCGAGGATATTTTTAATTGGCTTGGAACCGCGAATAAAACAATTGATATCAGATACACGCCCGGAACTTACGAATTACACGCTGACACAATTGCGATAGCTACCTCTAAAGGCTGGACAGTTACAACATAAGGTGATAAAATGGCAGTTATAAAAGTAGGAAACAACAGTATAGGTAAGATATCGGTTATTGAACCGTATGATGATCCCGTTGGCAGTTCTAGAGAAACATTTGAACCTTGGACTAGACCTTCTGACTGGTTAGATATGCCCGTAATATCCAGCGGTGAGCGCCTAGTCATGCTCATATCAGTCCCAAGCGGTTTCGACAATGAGCATTACAGTTTTTATCTTCGTGGAACAAAAGACGAAACCAATCGCTATCAGACCGATATAACTGTAGACTGGGGTGATGGCACAGTTGAGAGGTCTGGTTCATACACTAGCAATACATCCAATGATTACCACCGAGTATATCATAAATATAATTTTGAAGATTTACCAGAAGAAACAGAAATAAGATACAATGGACACACATGTAGACAGGCGATGTTTACGGCGATTGCTCATAGCGGATATGATTTACTAGATTTATACGATTGCTACCAAAGACATAACCCGGATATAACAAGCAACTCTTACGCTAATAGTAGAATTAATGGTACTAACAAACCTCAAATACTTGAAATAGAAGTAGATAGCGAAAGTGGTATTTATTTACGAATGGGTAGGAGTAATAAATCCTTCAGTAATTTACACAAAGCATCTATCAATATGCCTAATACAATTGATATGTATTATTGGTTTGATAACTGTTATAATTTAAGAGAGGTTACAATACCGAGTGGTAGTACGTCAAATGTCACAAACATTGAGTTTGCGTTTCACTGGTGTCAAAGATTGACGGAACTTCCGTTTTTTGATACTTCAAACGTTACTAATGGATATGCCGCTTTTGCACAG